AGAGAACAGTATCTTATGGACAAAGACAAACTAAAACTTCTTGTTCGTAATTTAGAACTCTTGGTTGATTCTCTGAAAGCAGAAGTTTATTCTGATGTTTCTGCGTATAATAAGTATACAGAACCAGAAGTCAGAAAAAGACCAGTGTTAGATTACGACGAAATTTTTGAGGATTCTGATTTAGATGACCAGTAGAGCACGAGAACTCATTAAACTTTTAGAAAGATTGGTAAAACAAGAAAATCTTTATACTGATGAAAAAATCAGAGAGATGAAAACACAACTGCGAACGCTTAAGGAAGAAATCGCAGAACTTGAATCAAAAACATCAAAAGGATTTGGAAAGAAATGACTGTAAAACTTATCAGCGTGACTCCCGATGCAGAACAAACAATGGCGTTTATTGCGAGAGTTAGTAATCCAGCGAATCAGGATTCTGAAAACTATGCGGGTTTGCTACGTTATTGTATTAAGCACAATCATTGGTCTGTGTTTGAGCAATCTTCTATGAGTCTTGAGATTGAAACTAACCGTGGTATCGCAGCTCAGATACTTCGCCACCGTTCATTTACATTTCAAGAGTTTTCTCAACGTTATGCTGACACAAATCTAATCACCGAAAATATTCCTATTCCAGATCTTCGTAAACAAGATACCAAGAATCGTCAAAACTCCACAGATGATCTTGGTGACTATGTAAAACTTAAGTTTCAGACAGAAATTGCTGAATTGTTTAAGCACTCTAATAACCTCTACAAGCGAATGTTAGAGGCAGGTGTGGCAAAAGAGTGTGCAAGGTTTGTATTGCCTTTAGCGACGCCCACACGCATCTATATGACGGGTTCTTGCAGGTCGTGGATACATTACATAACACTTAGATCTGCCAATGGTACTCAAAAAGAGCATATGGATATTGCTCTTGAATGCAAAAAAGTATTTTCTGAGCAATTCCCGACAGTTGCAGAAGCTCTTGAGTGGGTCTAAATATTTTATGTTGAGATTATAACTGATGCCTACATATCGCTTCGAAAATACTGAAACTGGTGAAATCTTTGAGAAATGGATGCTTATGGCAGAAAAGGACCCATATCTCAAAGAAAATCCTCACCTCAAACCACTCATTCCAACACAAATGAATGTTGGTGAGGTGGGAGATTGGAGAAATAAATTAACTCAAAAACATCCTTCGTGGAATGATGTCTTAGGTCGTGCTCAAAAAATGCCCGGTTCAACTGTAAAAAAACTCTAATATGGCAAGAAGAAAAAGAGGAAACAACGATCAACCAATCGGTGTTGGTCTGACAGCAAAACAAATGAAGAGGAGAAAACCTCTAAGTGCAGAATACTTGGTTGATATTGACCCTCTTACAGAAAACCAAAAGCGTTTGTTTGAATCTTATACTGACGGTAAACATCTAGTTGCCTACGGGTGTGCTGGAACGGGTAAGACCTTTATTACTCTTTACAATGCTCTTGCTGACGTTCTAGATGAATCAACTCCTTATGAGAAAATCTATCTTGTTCGTTCATTAGTTGCGACAAGAGAAATTGGTTTCCTTCCTGGTTCTCACGAAGATAAGGCAGATATTTACCAGATTCCTTATAAGAATATGGTGAAGTATATGTTCCAGATGCCTAGTGATTCTGAATTTGAGATGCTCTATGGCAACTTAAAGTCGCAAGAAACAATTAAGTTCTGGTCAACTTCTTTTCTTCGCGGAACGACTCTTGATAATGCAATCATTATTGTGGACGAGTTTCAGAATCTAAACTTCCACGAACTAGATTCTATTATTACTCGTGTTGGTGAGAATACCAAGATTTGTTTCTGTGGTGATGCTTCTCAATCAGACTTACAGAAAACAAATGAGCGTAATGGTATTGTAGATTTTATGTCGGTATTGCGTAAAATGCCATCTTTTGATATAATTGAGTTTGGTGTAGACGATATTGTTCGTTCTGGACTTGTCAAAGAATACATTATTGCGAAAATGGATGCTGGTTTTTGATGTTTAATCATATTGATATTGAACTCCCAAAGTTGGAGCGTGAAACGATTGATGGTGTAAGATATTATTCTGTGCCAGATGAGGAAAAACTCCTTAAGTTAGTATCCATTACTTCTATTACGAGTCATTTTAATCGTGAAATCTTTGTCAATTGGCGTAAAAAGGTCGGTGAGGAGGAAGCTGATAAGATTACTAAAGCAGCGACTTCTCGCGGCACGGATATGCATTCTCTTACGGAGCACTACCTTAAGAATCAAGATTTGCCGTCTGTTGCGCCGATTGCGGATTTTCTTTTTAAGATATCAAAATCAGAACTGAATAAAATCAATAATATTCATTGTTTAGAAGGTGCTTTATACAGTAAGCAACTTGGTGTAGCAGGGACGACGGATTGTATTGGAGAGCACGATGGAGAACTTGCTGTAATTGACTTTAAAACCTCCAAAAAACCAAAACCACGCGAATGGATTACGCATTATTTCGTCCAAGCAATGTTTTATGGTATGGCGTATTATGAAATGACTGGAACTCCTATTAAAAAATTAGTCATTATTATGGCGTGTGAAAATGGAGAATGTGTTCTTTATGAGGAAAGAGATTTAAAAAAATATATGAAACTTGTAGTTCAATATATTAAAAAGTTTGTAAATGATCGTCTTGAACTTATGTCTAAATAAGAGTGCCTGTCTGGGTCGCACTTTTCAGGTGGGGGGTATTTTTGCTCCCCTTATAAATATTATTGCGACCCCGATAGAGTAGAAATATGAAAAAATATTTTTATGTTTATTATTCTTATGAAGAATTTGGAAGAGGATATATTGGAAGCAGAATTTGTAAATGTCTTCCGGAAGAAGATATAAAATATTTTGGTTCTTATAAAGATAAAACTTTTAATCCTACTGAAAAAATTATATTAGAAGTATTTTCTAGTAAGAAAGAAATGTTAAATGCAGAAATACTTCTGCATAATTTTTATAAAATTGATAAAAATTCACATTTTGCAAATAAAGCAAGACAAACCTCAAATAAATTTTCAACATTTGGATTAAAACATTCCGAAGAAACTAAAAATAATTTTAGAAAACTTTGGATTGGAAATCGTAATCCTAATTATAACGCAGGAAAAAATCATTCATTTTTTGGTAAAAAACATACTGAAGAATGGAAGAAGCAACAAAGTATTAGAAACATTGGTAAAAAACGTAGTGAAGAATCTAAAAAAAAACAATCACTAGCAATGAAAGAAAAAATTCCTTGGAATAAAGGAATACGTGATTTAAGTATAACTGGAGAAAAAAATCCAAGAGCAAAGAAAATTATTTTTAATGGTGAAACTTTTGGATGTATAAAGGATGCTATTGAAAAAACAGGTATATCACGTCATATGATTAAAAAATCTTGCACTTTTATTGACTAATATATTATTTTAAGATATAATAAATACCATATTGTGAAAATTATGAGCAATCCGTTAGAAAATCTTCTAGAATTCAAAATAGAATATATGGAACCAAATAAAGAATTAGAACAAGTCATAGAAAATAAGTTTCTTACTCCTTCAAAGTTTGCTCTAGAAATAGAGAAAATTGTAATTGAAGAAAACTTCAATTATATTGACGCAATTTGTCATTATTGTGAGCTCAATAGTCTTGAAGTTGAGTCAGTTACAAAACTTATTTCAAAACCTCTAAAAGAAAAGTTGAAATATGATGCGATAAGTTTAAACTTTATGAAGCGGACCTCGCGTGCAAAACTGCCTTTATGATTGTGACTCCTTTTGAAACTTATCAACATTATTTGTCACTCAAAAATCATTTTACAAATCCAAAATACGACTTCTTTAAATACGGTGCAAAGACTCGTGCCAGCATCGCCTCCTTTAATAAAAGGACCGATAAATACTGGTTTGAAAAGACAAGTCGCAAGTATTCTGATAAAGAAGTCTTAAATTTTTTAGTATCAAACTTTGTAGCAGCAGATTCTCCTAGCAACTTATGGATTGGCGAAATTATCAATTCTGGAGAAAGAACATACGCAGATTGGACAAGGCGCCAACAGAGTTTGACCTACTTGTTCAAAGAACAATCAACGGAATTGTTCTCACAAACAAAATTAGAGGATGCCTTGAACTGTTCCAAAGGTCATCCGCCCGTACTAAAAAGTTTCCTGAGCGGGAAGATTTGTATTGAAACTCTATGCATTTATGATAAAATATTCCTGTTCGGGAAGAAGTTTGATGAGAAACTTTTAGATCCAGTATGGGAAACCGTTAGTTTAAAAATCAAAAAGTATTCTCCATTCATAAATACAAACATATTTCAGTTTAAAAAGATTTTACGGGAAATCATCGATGAGTAAATTTTTTGATTCTGATATTATTCAGGAAGAACTGAAAGAAATCAATCAATT